CACAAGGGGCCGCAGCTACGTCGGCTCGTTCGCATGGGCAAGCTCGAACTCAGTGAATCTCTGCTCGCCCTCGCCGATCGCTTACTTCGTTTCGAACATACACGCGGCGCCCGGTGGTTTCGCCGCCTGCAAGAGCAAGGACAGTGCTGGTACGACCTGACGTGTCAGCAATTGATTGGTTTTTTCATGGAGTTTTTCGGACGGCTTGTCGATGGTGTGGAGGTGAAAGATATGGAACGACTCGAACTTGTACAGAAAATACAGAAGGCGAACGATTGCACGCTGCCGCAAGCGGAAGCGGCCTTCGCCACCTATCGCAACATTCGCGCCGATGGCTTCGATGTCGCAAAGGGTTTCATCAGCACGCGTACTTGGTATCGCCATCTCAAGATGCTCCGCAATGTCGGCATCAGCGATGCCGATCTGGCGAGCGGCAACATAGTTCAGTTCCGCTCGATTCATATCGTCATCGCCAACCCGGTTTCCAGTTGGGAAGAACTGCGAGCGGCAGCCTGATGCGCTGGCTCCAGATCGCCCTCCAATCCGCTGTGCGCACCATCTCGCGCCTCGTTGTCACTGCCCTTTTCCGGAAATTCTGATATGACCTCCCGCGGCTTTTTCTGGCTCCTCGTCGGTATATCTATCCCGGTCATTCTTACCTGGGTGACGCTCTAATGGGCTACGCATGGAACGGCGTCTGCTATCAGGACACGGCATCAGTGCTTTCTGCTTTCAGCAAAGACGTCCCGGCTGCCAACCCCACCGGCATCAACGCCTTCACCGCTGCCCCGACCATCAACGCATCCGGCCTCATCACTTGGTCGATCAGCAATCGGCCGCTCAACACGACCGATGCCACGGCACGCACCGGCACCACTCAACTTCTCTCCTGTACCTCGGAGGCAATGGATCAATGGCCCGTCCAGTCGCTTCTTTTCCCCATTGCCATTTTCTTCGCCGCCTTCCTCGGCCTTCGCACTGGATACCGATCATGAACAACACCGATCTGGCCCTGCTGCTCGGTTCCCTTCTTTCCGCCTGGTGTGTCGGCTTTTCCGCTGGCTTCACCATCACCCGTTTCCGAGAGGCCCTTAACCATGTCTCGTAAAGAGGAATCCGGCCCAAGGGGTAGGCGCGAGCCTGCCCCTTGGGGGGGATTCTTCCTCCCCTTCCTCGTAGTCCAACCCGTTCATTTGGAGAAAACCATGAACAAATTTCAACAACAACTGCTGGCTGTTGCTGGCCTCGTGACTGGCGCTATCGGTTCCGCTCACGCTGCCCTCCCGGTCGAAGCAACCGCCGCATTCACCACCATTTCCGGTAACGTCACTGACGTGCTGGCCGCCATGTGGCCGATCGTCGCACTGGCAACTGGCGGCTTCGTGCTCGTCAAGCTGTTCAAGAAGGGCGCCAACAAGGCCGTCTAACCATGAGCCTTGTTCAAATCCTCGTGATTTGGGGGCTGGCTGCGGCTAGCCCTTTTTCTTCCGCTCAGGAAGAAGTCACCAAAGGTAATCAGCGAAATCCCCATCAACCGCCTGCATGGTTTGCCCGTATGGCTACACCGCCGAAGCAATATATCCCGCAGCTCGATAGCTTCATCGTTGGATCAGAAAACGTACAAACACGACACGCAGTGCCGACTGGCTCCGCTGGTAAGTATGCCTGCAAACCACAAATGGACGGGAATGGAGGTATCAAGTGGCAATTTTGCGACATGTAATCATTTTTCTTTTGATCCTTAGCGGCACCGTTCTGCACGCTGAAACCATTCCAAAATCCACGGTTTTCTATACCGGCTGGACGCCAACCCAACGTTTTGCCTCTGGTGATGCGGCTTGTTCTGCTGCTTGTGGGCCGCATAAGGCGAGTGCCAATGGTGCGAACTCTGGATGTAATTCGTCCTGCGGCGTCGGCACAGATAATCATTGCTATTTCAGTACCGATCGTACACCCACCTGTGAGCGTCTTGTCGAGGTAGTAACTGAAACGGGTTGTCTCACTGGCTACACGGCCAATGGAACTAATTGCGAAAGACCCGATTGTCCAGCGGGGCAATCCCGTAACCCCGATGGTACTTGTCAGAATGCATGTGAGGCACGCGCCCAGGGATCGCCAACCTATTCTTGGTTTAAATCGTCTGTCGGCGGTCAAACTGTCGAAGGTTCTTACTGTGACGGAACCTGTATGGTCGGCGTCAATCCTGCACCAACTGGCACGGCATATAACAATGGCAAGGAAAAAATCCAGCGTTATGAAATAGTCACCACGTCCGCACCGTGTACTAGTTCCAACATTCCTACAAAAACGGATGCCGCAAACGAACCGCCAGAACCTCCGAAAAAACCACTCTGCGCGCCCACCGAAGGGGTGTTGACTACCAGTGCCGGCACCATCGCGTGTGTTCCACCTGGGGTTCCAACGCAATCGACCCCGGAAATCAAGAAGGCAAAAAGTGTCGAACAATTCCCCGATGGCTCAACCAAGACAACGGAAACTACCTACACCAAAGACCCCGTTTCTCAGGTTCAGGACACAAAGCAGACAATTACCACGACTGGCGCTACTGGCGGCGGTGCCGGTCAAGCTGGGCCGGTCGGCGTTACGACTGTCGGCGGAACATCAGGCACTTCATCCGGAGAAAACCCGACACCCGAAACCACACCCTCTGATTTCTGCAAAAGCAATCCCGGCCTTCAAATCTGCAAAAACGACATGAACAAGGAAGAAACGCAGATTCAGGTACGCGACTACATCAAGTCGCTGACCGATCCCGGATCGACCCCCTACACCGCCATCGAGAACGCCACGCATTCGGAAACCAGTCACACCGAATTACAAACCGAACTTGACAAATTCACGGCGGCTGCCGATGGCTCCGTTTCTCCGAATGCATCCAGTAAGAACGCATGGGAATCTGCCATGAATTCAGGATGGTTCGAGCCCATCACCCGTCAAGGCTGCGCACCCTACACCGCAACCATCGGCGGTCGCACCTGGACACTCGATATTTGTCCCACCGCAGAAAAGATTTCCGTCATTTCAGAGTACGTCATCTGGTTCCTGATCGTCGTCGGCACCTTCGTCATGTTGACCGGCGGCGCCTTCACCCGAAGTTCATAATATGCCTCTACTCGCACCCCTCTGGGCTTGGCTTGTCGGCCTGCTCGGCACCCTGTTTTCCACCGTCGCCACCTGGCTGATTGGGCGCTTCGCCTTCGAGCGAGCCGTCACCTATGCCCTCATCACGGCCTTCCTTGTCGCTTCTTCGGCGCTTTTCCTCGCCGTCACCGTCGCTATCAAGGGTGCGCTGCTCGCCGCCCGTATCACCATGCCGAACTCGCTTGGCATGGCGACCTTTTTTCTCCCGGCCTCCATCTCGCAGATTCTCGCCTTCATCGTCACAGCCCGAGTCTCCGCATCTGTCTATCGCTGGACGGTATCGACCATGGCGTCCTACGTTCCCCATAATCCCCGCACCGGCCTGGGTGGCGTATGACCGATTTTGCCGTTACTGGAAAAAAGCGTGCTGGCAAAGGATTGTTCTGCGCTGGCCTCATCCGTGATGCGCTCCGTGATGGTCGCCGTGTCGCGACCAACATGGACATTTTCCCGGAACACCTTGTCAGCCCGACCAACAAAAACACCCTGATCAGGCTGCCCGACTGCCCGACCGCCGAAGACATGGAACTCATCGGCCCCGGCTACGTTGGCGACTACGACGACGACAAAAACGGCCTCATCATCCTTGATGAAGCCTCCAAGTTCTTCAACGCTCGCCAGTGGGGCGACAAGGGCCGTCAGCCACTTCTCGACTGGCTCATCCACTCCGGTAAGCTCGGATGGGATGTGTACTATCAGATGCAGGGCCTCGAACAAGTCGACAAACAGCTTCGTAATACTCAAGTCGAATATCACGTTGCCGTCAAACGCACTGACCGCTGGCCGATCCCTGGTGTCACCGCGCTTTGTTCCCTCTTCGGCTTCGATGTCCGATTCCCACGCATGCACTTGGGCATCATCAAACACGGCGTTGAACGCGACTCCCTCGTCGTCGACCGCAAGTGGTACAAGTCCAAGGACATTGTTCGCGGCTACGACACCCGGCAGGTTTTCCTTGACCGCGACCATCCCATGTCCGTCGGCATGCATTCCGTTCTCAGTGCATGGCACGTCAAAGGCCGCTACCTGCCCAAGCCACCGTCCGTTGTCATGCGTTTCCTCTATGGCATCATTGGCCACGACTGGACGAAATCGCCACCGCCACCAATCCTGAAGCCCAAGCATCCCTACGCGCTCGCCCTCTCCAAGCTGCCGGAACGCAAAGCCATCGAGCATTGGCGTCGTCTTGATGCTCTCGGTGCCTTCGACGCATAGCGTCGGGAGTGGTTTTCTCGGCGTCAATCGTTTGGCGGCGACACCGCCGCATTGGACTTCATCAAGGCGCTTTAGCGCATGGACTCCATTTCAGCCCTGCACCAATCAGAGAAGACCCGAGCAGCGGATCACATGACCAAGGATGTTTTCCCGGACAAGCATCCAACCCAATCACCCCTCTGAAAACCCGCCTTTGACTTTCTCCAGCCCGAAAAAAAGCCCCTCGCAAGGGGCTTTCGCATGGTGAAACGTGGTGCTTTTCAGAACGTCAAATTATGCGCACCGGCGGCGCCAGGCGTAGGCCACGTCGAGCGGCAGATGACGCTCGCCGCGTCTGATAGCCGGGATTGACTGCCGGTCAATGTCGAGCCGCTTCGCGAGCTCGTAATCGCTTTCTACGCCGATTCGCGCC